GTCTTTCTTCTCATCCACGCCCACGACAACAAAGTGATAATCGCCATCGTGCTGGACTTCAGTGCGATATACATCCGATTTCAACTGGCCTTTGACTCTGCGCGGATCGTCTTTCTTCAGCACTGGCGCGTTGGCTTGTACATCCTCGAAGACGATCTCTGCACCTGCATCCACAGCTTCGCTGGCAGCCACATCTACATCGTTGCCTGCACGCTGAATGTTTTCGAGATATTGTTCAAGGCCATTTAGTTGAAAAATCCCATGTATCGGCATCCTATACCGTACCTGTCACACGCTCGACGCGAAACACGGTCCAGCGATTGCGATTTTGAACATTCTCAGGCGGTGAAATAATCTTCCATGCTGAGCCATCATTCTGAATAATCTGCCACGAGCTAAGCACATCGCCTCGATAACGAATTTTTACAGTGGCTCTCAGCACTGCCTGAGCCGCATCGCTTTGAATAAGCTCCTGACCGTGATCGTAGATCCATTCAGACCACACGGTTGGATGGGTGGCCACATTCGAAAAACCGGAAACCTGAGCGCCGCCAGCATCCTTATTGATGGTAGGAGATTGGAACGTGATGCGCGTCTGCAGATCACCAGCATTACCGATAAGGTCAGCCATTACACACTCACATCGTCGATTGGACTCTTGATCACAACCGCGTACAAATTTCTAGATAAATCGCTGACATTGGATTGTTGGATCTGGCTATCGATGCTAATGGCACTTTCGAAGTTCGAAGATTGATCTCCGTCAACACCATAAATCCCAACCAGCTTCACGATTTGATCGCCTTTGAGGGCTCCGGATAATTTGATCGGGCCTGCGCCATTCTTGCCTGTAAATTGGTACTTGCGATGCAGGATGGCCTCGGCCTCCAATTGAACCAATTGCGCTGTAACCGTCTCTGGCGCAACGCCAATCAGACCAGGATTGTCATACCAAAACGTGAGCAACATTCCCGCCGCCATGATTGCCGTATTATGAATCGGATCATCACCGGTCCAGTCATGGCCGGTCGCATTTTCAAGATATTGATCGATCAACGGCAGCAACTGCAACATCACAGCATCGTCTTCTGCCGATCGCAGGAAATTTGCAGCTTGTGCGGATGTCAAAATGTTAGTCATGGTCATGGCTTCCTGTAGCCTCCGCCGCCGGAAGGGGAGCGGCGGAGGCAGGATTCACGGCGTCAATAAATGCCGAAAATCTTATGAATTCGGCAACAGTATCACCAAATAATTCTTGGTGCTTAGATCAGTCGCCAAAGTTTGCTGGATCTGGTCGGCGACTGTGATCGTGGTCTCGAATGCAGCATAAGCCATTCCCATGTCGCTTAATCCAGTCACGCCGATCACCTTATCGCCAACAGCCGCTTCATTCAAATCGCACGGGCCTACACCATTCACCCCGGTAAACGAACCTATTTTGCAATTGACCAGCACAGCATGCAGTGTATCTGGTGCGATATTTTTATCGGTAACAGAACCCGCCTTGGCTTCCGCGCTCGATGCGAATGTTGCGGCACCGTCCAATCCTGTGACTGTGGCGCCTGCTTGGACTTCCAGCGTGCCGCCGCTCTCAATGACCAGCTTATTGCCGCCATCTTCTTCATGAATCAGCGTAACATATGGATATGTCATGATGCACCTCCTACGGCAGGGTGACCTTCAAAACAGCCATCGCACCGGTGTCCATCTCAGCGCTGTCAAGGCGGGCAATGCCGCGCACTTCGGTGCTGTTCGAGCGCCAGGCCTTGCCGCCGATATTTGTGGATGAGAACTCATATCCGGCGCGGCGGAAGATGGTCATGTACGATCTGCCGTCGCCAATGGCGATGCGTGTGCGCGTGGTGCTGGTCATGTTCGGCCAATGCGCATCACTCAATACCACAACCGGTCGGCCTTTCGCACGGAATGCTGTCGGGCTGGATGGATCCGGCTGAAGTAACGGCCGACCATCGCCATCTTTCAATTGATCGAGCACTTCCAGCCCGCTCTGATTGGTGAGAATGCTGGCGGTGGCTGAGAAGATCGGGTCGAGCGTTTTATTCAACGCAGTCTTGATCGCATCCAGCGTCTTGGTGGCATCGGTCACAGCGGTTCCAGTAATGGCATTGAGTAAAGCCAACACCAGGGAATTGTTAGTCAGGATCAATTTCTTCCCAAACCAGCCAGCCAGATAGTTCATAATGTTGATCGGCGTATCCGCCATGAACGTATTACTCACCGGCAGAAAATCGCGGTACTCTTCAAGCGCAAAATCGATCTTGTTGAACAACGGAGATTCGCCTTCATCAGTGCGTTCTTCCATTTCAACGGTACTTTTGGTGAGTGGAAGAGCTGCGGCAAATTGTTCGATCACACGCCAGCCAGTTAGCGTGGTAGTTTCTTCCACGTTGACATAATTGGCCAAATCGACATATTGGCGCATCAATTCGATGATCTTGCCATCGAAATCCACCGGATTGAGAAAGCCGCCCTCAGAACCGGCAGGACTGCCGCCCGTCTCGGTCAGCGCATTGAGCAAACGACCAAAGCGTTCCGAGCCGCCGTTCTGACTGACGTTCTTCGGCGTGACACCATTGCGGAAGGCGTTGAACCACTCATCACGGTATTCCGGCGTGGCGCGCAAGTTTTCGGCTTGCGGCTGTTGCTGGCTTTGAGAGCCGCCCAGCGGCGTAAAGCGCTGGGCAGGATCTGCGCCGCCGTTGTTGGTGGCAGCCAGGGTGGACAAATAGAGCTTGTTGGCGCCTTCGTACTCGGCAACTGCCTTGTCCAGCGATTCTTGCAGTTTGAGCGCCTCATCGAATTTATCTTCATCATTCAGGCGCACGATCTCCGATGCAATCCGGTTGCGCTCGGCGTTGGCCTTCATGACTCTGTCGTACATGGGTTTCAAATTTACGGTCATGTTTCTACTCCTTGGTTAAAAAGATTTTGGCTGTAGCGGCCAGGCGCTTCGCCTTGCGCGCTTTTTCTTCATCCACCACAGGCCGCTGATCATCGCTGGTTTGATTCAGCAGCGCGCGTGGGATGTTGACAAACTGGGACTTGAGTTGATTCGTGAACTGGGCAACGTTGGCGGCCTTGCTCGTTCCGCTGATGACTCCATCGGCAAAACCAAACGCCACGGCTTCGCTGGCGGTCATCCATGTCTCATCGTTCATCATCTTCGAGAGCTGTTCGGCATCCATTTTGGTTTTTGCCATATAGCCCTCGACGATGCCGTTCTTGAGCGATTTCAATTCGTCGATCAACCCCTTTAAATCGTACACGCCGTAATAGCCCATGATGCCCACCATTGGATTGTGGATCATCATATAAGCGCTGGCGTTGACCATGCACCGGTCGCCCGCAATGGCCACCATCACCGCAGCCGAGGCCGCGATGCCATCCACCTTGACGGTGACTCTGCCCGGATAATCTTTCAACATGGCCGCCATCACGGAGGCCGCGATCAGGTCGCCGCCATACGAATTCAGGCGCACCGTCACCGGTCCATTTTTGCCGGATGCATACAGCTGGTCTTTGAACATTTTGGGCGTGATCTCATCGCCCCACCAGCTGAATTCCGAGATGGGACCGTACAGTTCCATCTCGACTTCGCCGCTTTCGGTATCGGCGGCATTATGGAACGTCCAGAACGGCTCGTGGGGCTTGCCGTTTCCATCGAAACAGCGAATCGGTTCGTTAGACTTTGGCATTGCGGGAGGCTCCCATTGGTTGAATATTGGATGGCATATACAGCAGGTCAGCCCCAGGATTGGAGCTCTTTGGGCGATCCTCGATCTGGATTGCCTGATTGGGTGTCATACGGCCATTCTGGATGGCGGCGTTCAAATAGTCGCCGCGGCTCTTGGCATCCGTTCGGAACAAGGAAGATCGTTCATAACGAAAATAGGTGGTGGACTGCTCTTGCATACTGAGCCAGCTCAGCTTTGCCGATTCTTCGATCTGCACCAGGTAGGGGTCCAGGGTGGAAGAGAGATAATCCAGGTT